TGTTGGACCAGAAGATGAGAAAGTTGCTAAACAAGCTTCTGATTATATAAACCATGTTTTCTATAAAGAGAACAGGGGTTTTACTGCGTTGTATACTGCATTCAAAGATGCATTAATCCAAAAGAATGGAATATTAAAAATTTATTGGGATGATTCTGAAAAAACTTCTAGAGAAGAATATCACAAGTTAACTGATGACGAATACAATTTATTAATTGCTGATCCTGAAATTTCAGTTGGTCAACATACAGAATACGAAGAAGAATTAAAAGATGATAATGATAAAGTTATTGATACTATCACTTATCACGATATTGTTGTTTACAAAACACAAAGTTACGGACAAGTTAAAATAGAACCTGTTCCACCTGAAGAATTTTTAATTGAGCGTAGAGCTAAATCCATAGATAGTGCCAACTTTGTATGTCATAGAACTTATATGACTAGAACTCAGTTAGTAGAAATGGGTTATGATAAGGATACTGTTTACAAATTACCTACTGGAGATTCAGAATATTATTTAGAAGACAGACAAGTTAGATACCAAGAAGTTGATTTTTCAGCTCCACAAGATAGAGGTGATGAATCTTCTGATGAAGTTTTAATTCACGAATGTTATGTAAGAATGGATGCTAACGAAGATGGCAAATCAGAATTATATAAAGTTTGTTTAGCTGGTACAGGTGCTTACAAAATTTTAGCTATGGATGAAATTGATTCAATTCCATTTGTTTCAATGACTCCAATTATTATGCCTCACAGATTTTATGGTAGATCTGTTTCTGAGTTAATTGAAGACATACAATTAATTAAATCTACTGTGATGAGACAAATGTTAGATAATATGTATCTAACTAATAATAACAGAATTGCTGTCCAAGACGGACAAGTTGCTATTGATGATTTATTAACTAATAGACCTGGCGGTATTGTTAGAACTAAACAACCACCTGCAAATGTTATGCAGGTTATGACAGCTCAACCAATTACAGAACAAGCTTCTGGTTTATTGGCTTACTTAGATGCTGTTAGAGAATCTAGATCTGGTGTAACTAAAGCTGCACAAGGTTTACAATCTGATTCACTTAACACTGATACAGCAACAGGTATGAATCAAGTATTAACTCAATCTCAAATGAGAATGGAATTGATTGCTAGAACATTTGCTGAAACAGGTGTTAAAGATTTAGGAATTAAAATATTTGAACTTCTTTGCAAGTATCAACAAAAAGAAAAATTAGTTAGAATTAGAGGTGAGTTTGTACCTATGACTCCATATGAATGGAGAGATAGAGTTAACTTATCTGTTAAAGTAGGTTTAGGTACAGGTTCTAAAGAACAACAATTAATCCTATTAAATTCTATTTTACAAAGACAATTACAAGCTATTCAATTACAAGGTAATGTTCACGGTCCAGTAGTTAATCTTAAAAACATTTATGCTACATTAGAAAAATTAATTGAAAACGCAGGATTAGGTAACGCTGAACCATTCTTTATGGATCCAGAAGTTGGTGCTGCACAAATGCCACCATTACCTCCTCCTCCTCCTACAGAATTCGAAAAAGTATCTTTAGCTCAAGTACAAGGTGAAAATGAAAGAGCTGTCTTAAATTCTCAAGTAGCTATGAAAAAGCTAGAAGCAGAAATGAGACAAGCATTATTAAACTTTGAATTACAAGTTAAAGAAATGGAATTAAAATATGGTACTAAGATAAATGAGCTTGAACTACGTAACAAATCTATGGTAGAACAAACTCAAGTTAAACAATCTGGTGATATATTTAAAGAGATAATGAAAGGTCAACAAAAATTCTTTAATGAAAGAGGATCTCAACAAACAGGTTTCTCAGGGAAAGAAAGCCCAGCTTCTGCTGGAGGAACCCCTGATGAAGGAAGCGTTTAATTATCTAACCTCACGTTATCAAGAGGAGATATTTAACACTTCATATTCTGATCATACACAAAGACAAGTTCTTTGGATGGCTTACAACATGATCGACAAAATAAAAGGTCATTTGGAGTCTGTTATGACTACAGGAAAACTAGCTCAACAAGAGCTAGATCAACTACAAGACTTAACTAAATAAGTCTTCTCGCCAATCCACTTAAGGAAGCGATAACTCAAGGAGAGTATATGCAAACAGATAAATCTGTTAAAAGTGCTGCTGATAAATTAGTTGGATTACTGAATCCTGCACAAGGACAATCAGAAAACAATGAAAAGCCAGTAGAACAATCAGAACAGCCTCAGGTTAAAACTGAAGAAGTTAAACAAGAACCTGTTGTTGCTGAAGAAAGTAACCAAACCGAGACTGAGGAAGTTACAAAAGAAGCTCCAAGTTCTGAAAATTCACAGGAGACTGAAACAACCGAAATTCAAGAAAGTCCAGAACCTTCGCTCCACCGAGTCAAAGTACAAGGTCAAGAGCTAGAGGTCAGCCTGGATGAACTTAAAGCAGGTTATTCAAGAGACTCTGATTATAGACAAAAAACTCATGCTTTATCTCAAGATAGAAAAACTCTTGAAGAACAAAAGCAAAGTTTAAGTCAAACTTACGAATCACGTTTGAAAGAACTCAATGATTTAATAGGTTCAGCTAATAGTTATATCAGTCAACAAACAAGTGACGTTGATCTTCAGAAATTATATGAAGAAGATCCAACTGCTGCGGCAAAAGTTGATTTCCAAATGCGACAACAAAAGGAACAACTTAACAATCTCAAACAAAGATCTGAGAGCGTTAGAATGCAACAGTATAACGAATACTTGAATGAACAAAAAAAATTAGCTGCTACTAAAATTCCAGAATATGCAGACCCAAACAAAGCATCTTCATTCAAAACAAACTTAAAGAATACTTTAAGTGATTATGGATTTACTGACGCTGAGATTGGAATGTTAGCTGATCATAGGTTTCTTATGGTTACTAAAGATGCAATGGAATTTAGAAACTTAAAAGGACAAAAGCCTGTTACATCTAAAAAAGTTGTAACTGCTCCTAAAGTTATTAAATCAGGAATCTCTAAAGGAGACGATTCTAAACGTGGTGCTGTAAAACAAAAACTTGGTAGATTGAGAAAATCTGGAAAAATCCAAGATGCTCATTCTGCTATTCTTGAAATAATCTCAAAATAAATAAAGGAAAAATAATATGGCACAACCAACAAACGCCTTTGATACTTATGATGCAATAGGTATTAGAGAAGATTTGCAAGATGTGATTTATTCTATTTCTCCAACTGAAACTCCTTTCATGAGTTCAGCTGCGAGAGAACAAGTAAAAAACACTTTGCACGAGTGGCAAACAGACTCTTTAGCAGCAGCTAGTACAGCTAACGCTGTTATTGAAGGTGATGAAGCTACTTTAGATGCATCATCTGCTACTACAAGACTTGGTAACTACACACAGATTATGGACAAAACTGTTGTAATTACAGGTACACAAGAAGCAGTTGACAAAGCTGGTAGAGCTTCTGAATTAGCTTACCAAATTGCTAAAAAATCTAAAGAACTAAAAAGAGACATTGAGTCTACTTTATTAGCTAACCAAGCTAGAGTTGCAGGTAATGCTTCAACTGCTAGAAAATTTGGTTCAATTGGTTCTTGGATTAAAACTAATGATGACTTAGCTGGAGATGGTGCTTCACCAACAGGTGATGGTACTGATGCTAGAACTGATGGTACTCAAAGAGCTATGACTGAGGATATGCTAAAAAGCGTTATCAAAAATGTTTGGAACGCTGGTGGTAATCCATCAATCGTTATGGTAGGTCCTTTCAATAAGCAAAAAATTTCTGGATTCACAGGTGGATCTACTAGATTTGATGCTTCTGAAGACAAAACTTTATACACTTCTATTGATGTATATTCTTCTGACTTCGGTGATTTGGAAGTAGTACCAAACAGATTCTCTAGAGATAGAGACGCTTTAGTCCTAGATATGGACTACTGGTCTGTAGGATTCTTAAGAGACTTCACTATGCATGAATTATCAAAAACTGGTGATTCTGAGAAAAGACAATTACTTGTTGAACTTTCTCTAATCTCTAGAAATGAAGGTGCTTCAGGCGGTGTATTCGATCTTACAACTGCGTAATAATTAATACATATGGGGGGAGCAATCCCCCCTTATTAAACTTCAAAGGAGAATTAAATGCATATTGCAATGAAACCAGTTAGAACTTTAAAAGTAACTTCCTCAGGAACTTCAGTACAATCTTCATCTATTGCTGACAATAGATTTTATATTAGAGTTGTATCTGATGCTGCTTGTCATATTGCCATTGGTGTAAATCCAACTGCAACTACAAGCGATATTTATATACCTGCTGCTGATGTTGAATATTTCAAAATATCACCAGGCGAGAAGGTTGCTGTTATCGGTTCTGCTAATGTATATATATCTGAATTATCTGAATAATGAGTGTATTAAGAAATAAGGATACTGACGGTACATCATACTATTTTGAGTCTGATGGTAAAATGACCGTTAAAACAACACAAGATGTTAGTCCTATTCTTAAAAAAAATAAACAGTTATATACGCTTAATGATGGATATTCTCATTCAAAAGATTTGAAGCGTGTAGCTAGTATTCCAAGTTTAGTACTAACTCTTTGGGCAAAAGAATATAATGGTACTAATAATTGGTTTGCTATTTCAAAAGAAGAACGACAAAAAATTTTAAGACTAAAACTTAATAGTAGCGACTTTCGTTATTTTAGAACCGCACCAGGAAGAATGTAATGGCTTTAACAACATATTCAGGACTTAAATCTTCAATAGCTAATTGGTTAAATAGATCTGATCTTACAACTGAAATAGCTGAAGACTTTATAGCTCTAACAGAAGCAGATTTTAATGCTAAACTAAGAATAAGACAGATGGAACAAGTTGATACTGTTACTGTCAATGCTGAGACTGTAACTGTACCTACTGGTTTTATCGGAGTTAGATCTTTTTATATTTTATCTGGCAGCACTAAGTACCATTTAAATTATATTAATCCTGCTAATCTTATATCGATTAAGGGTGGATCAACTTCTGGTATGCCTCGAACATATACAATAGAGTCTGACAATGGAACTGAAAGTTTTAGGTTTGCACCTCAACCAGATACGAGCTATACAGGTTACTTACAATATTACAAAGCTTTTACTGCTTTGTCTGATAGTAATACCTCTAATTATATTCTTGCTACTCATCCTGGCATCTATCTCTATGGTAGTCTTTACCACGCCAGTAATTTTCTTGGTGGAATCGATCCTAACCAAACACAACAATGGTTAGGTATGTATTCTGCTGCGTTAGAAAGATGTGAAAATAATGATCAACAAGATTCTTATGGTGGTTCACCTGTAGTTCAACGTACTGATGTTGGCACAGATTTATCATTTTATAGGAGAAAATAATGCAAATACCTTTTGGAGAATGGCTACCTGATCAACCTAAACATTTGAATCCAGGTGCTAACGTAGCTAACAATGTTTACCACGCTATGGCATCTTATAAAAGATTTCCATCTTTGGTAAACTATAGTTCTAATAATATTGCAGCTGATGCAAAGGGTGGTGGATCATTTAGAGATAACACTAATACAGTTTATAACTTTGTTGCTACTAGAACTAATATCTACCAATTAGATGGTGGAGCATTTACTTCTAGAAAATCTGGATTAACAGGTGCAGCAGACGACTTTTTTACATTTACACAATTTGGTAACTATGTAGTTGCTAGTAATGGAGTTGATGCTCCTCAATATTATTTAATGGGTACTTCAACTAACTTTGCAGATTTATCTGGAATATTAACATCAGGTTCTTTACCTTTATTTAGAACATCTGGAGTTATTCGAGATTTTTTTGTTACAGGAAATCACGCAGGTTTTTCTAATAGAATACAATGGTCAGGTATTAATGATTTAGGTACTTGGGCAGCTGGTACAAAACAATCAGACTTACAAGATTTACCAGGTTCTGGTGGACAGATTACAGCTATTACATCAGGCGAATATGGATATGTCTTTAGACAAAACCAAATCATTCGTATGGACTATGTTGGTGGTGCTACAGTATTTAGA